GTCAAGGGGAGGTCTAAGGGGACCCAGGTGTCGTAGTCCCCGTGGCCCACCCGAAGGGGGGCCAGGGGGCGGGACTCCTGGGGTACTGGGGCGCCAGGGTGGAGGGGGGTCCAGACCCCCGCGCCCATCTCCGACTCCTGCTCCCAAAGGTACGGGACAGGGCGAGGGAGACGGGGGGGGTCCTCCTGGACACCACCTCGATCCCGGGGGACCCGGGGGGCGGGAGGGGGACGAGAGCGGCCTGCATGGGACGCCAAGCGCTCCCACCAGTCCAAGAGCTCCTCGCGTGGGGACACGCGGGTGCTCCTGTACAGGATGCAGTCCGACATCTTGCCCCTCTCCACGGGGCGGAGAGGGCCGCAGAGGAGGCGGCAGACCGCGGACCTGTCCTCCAAAGGGGACCAGATCAGGGACGGGTCTTCCACCCCACGACGGAGGGGGGTGGTCAGGGCAAGGAGGACATCACGAGCGGCGAACATCGAGAACCGATCAGTCGCCACCGTGAGGTCCAAGGACACTGCCCGACCACCACTCCCCCCGAGGTGGAGCGCCATCGCCTCCACAGGCTCCCCGACAACGCCATTCCGCTCCGAGGGCATGGAGCGGAGAGTGGCGAAGCCGGGGGCCGACCAGGCACGGGCAACGTAAATCAACGCCGCCTCGTGCAGGGTCGCCACTCGGGTCTTGAACCCATCCTCCGGAAGGGGGAGGAGGGCGGTGGGCGGGTGGAGGTCTGCCTCCTGACAGACCCCCCCCGACCAGAAGGGACAGACCACCGCGTGGTCGAGGTAGGGACCGAGGTGCCCCACACACGACCAGTAGATGGCCTCGGCCTGCCGGCGGGAAGCATCGAGCTCCGGCTGCTCCATCTCGTGAGCGGCACGGAACTCGAGTTCCTGCCGGTAGGTCATCCCCTCCGGTCTCTCCCCATCCACACCCCACTCCCAGGGGCGCACCTCCACTACGGGGACCTCCGTCGCGGCCATGTCCCGCGCCTGGCGGAGGAGGATCTCCCTCCTCTCCAGGCACCGGTCGCGATAGGAGGAAGGGGGTAGGCCATGCCGGATGGATTCCAGCAGCCACCCCCTCTGACCCCCCTCCCTTCCCCTCATCTCGAGGCAGGCCGACTCCGAGGGGGAGAGGTTCCACCGCCAGGAGGTGGGGCGGAGGCAGAGAATGCGGTAGCACCTCTGCCTCCAGGAGAGGGGGTCACCCTCGTAGCGTGGATCGGGTGAACGGAGATGGAGCCCAGCCCAAGTCATCTCCGCCACCCGCCGCGCCTCCTGCCGATCCAAGATCGGCGCGGGGAGAGCCCGCCCCCAGTAGGAGAACTGGAGGGCCTGGGCGCGAGACAGGGACAGGCCCGCGCGCTCCAGGACCTTCCGGTCCCCGTCCG